GTTGTACCAGCGGCCATTACTGCATCATTTTCATCAAGGACGACTACTTCTCCGTCAGCCAGATAACTTGCGTTATTGGAATCAAGAACGTTTACAGTAACTGTCCTGTTGATGTCTTTGCCAATCAAAAGATTGACACTTGAATCTGCTTTAAACATTTAATTTGTGTGTTTGTTTATGTGTGTTTGTTAATTTTCTTAAGAAATTCTGTATACAATGAAGGTATTGTCAGCACTCTTTCTGAATCTGAAAGTACCAGAAGCTGTTTTTTCTCCGGCAGCATCAATTGAAGAAACTCGTGCATCTCCTACTATTGAAACGTTCACTCCGGCTGCTAAAATTGCATCCTCAGCAGCAACGGCCGAGATGTTGATAACATGAAAATCAAAAGCATCATTGACTGCAAAAGTTGCAGGAAGAGCTGCTTGAATTTGAGTTCCAGTAGGAGTAGTCAAAGTAGAAGTACCTCCACCAGCTTGGTTAACTGTTATTGCACCACCAAGAACTTCAGCAACTGTGAGTGTATCATCAGTAGTTTTGGCAGCAGGAGCAGCAAATTTATGAACAACAAGGCCTCGTAGAAAAATACCTCCGGCTACACCAGCAGTTCCTCCAGCGGCAGTACCTCCAGCTCCAGGGGTGACTAGTACATCACCTCCATTACCAGCGGTTCCAGTTGAGGCAGCATCCAGAGATCCGCCATCATTGGCAGTAAGATCGAGTCTACCTCCTGCACCACCTACTTCAGCACCACCACCAGCATCAGTAGTAGCTCCGCCAATACCAGTAACTATGGTAATTCTACTTCCATTTCCTCCAGTACCAGCAGCACCAGAAGCAGCTCCTCCAGCAGCTCCGGTAAGTGCAATATCTCCACCATTTCCTGCAACTCCAGTGGTTGCATTACCGCCAGCCTGGGTTATTAAAGTAATAAGTCCAGATTGAGTTCCAGAAGCACCATCGGTTGCACCAGTTCCAGCAGTGATTAGAACGTCACCACCAGTTCCTGTTCCAGCTTCGGGATTACCTGCCGTAATATTGACATCTCCACCTTCGTTAGCTCCCGTAGAGTTTCCAGCAGTAATAGAAATGTCTCCAGCAGCTCCAGAAGTTGCATTACCAGTGCTCACAGTAACATTACCTGAAGCACCACTAGTTCCTCCGGCAGCACCGGAAGAAAGTACTAGATTACCTCCATTACCTGTATCTCCAGCAGCTCCTCCAGAAAGGGTAAGATTACCACCAGCTCCTGAAGTATTACCAGCACCAGAAGCAATATTCAGGTTACCTCCAGCAGCAGCAGCAGTAGTAGAAGCAGTTACGGCAACAATTCTATTTTCTTCTTTTTGAAAGGCGACATCATCGCCAAAAGTCTTAGCACCATTAATGGTCTGAGCACCTTCAGTCATAACAAAGAAAGCATCAGCACCAGGATCGGGAATAGTTACAACACGGTCAGCAGAAGGGTTAGCAACTGCAAGAGTTGTTTCAGAACCATCTATGCTGGATTCAAAAATTGCAGCATTAACACCTGCAATTGTTCCATTAATTGTTACAATATCACTTGCATCACTTCCAATGGTAACATTACCATTTAAAGTTGTATCTCCTGTAACGGTTAAATCCCCAGAAACAGTGACATCTTCACCGTCAGTAAGATCGTTAAGTCTGTCAATAACTTCATCCATCTTAGCCGCTCTGACCTCTACGTTTTTAGCAGGTCCGAGGGGCCTTGAGCCGGGAGTTATTGGCGTTTTTCTAATTTTTGCCATTGGTTTTTATATTTTTTTGTTTATTTGCTTAAATGGGGAAATCCTTTAGAATTCCATATACACTGATTTTTCCTGCTGTCCAATCTTGGGGGTTTGCTGGTTCATCACCAAAGGAGGCGCTAATACTAATATCAGCTTCGGCATATGCCTGAAGACTTAGACCTGCAAGAGCTTGAAAAGATACTACTTTTTGATCAAGAGAGTTAACCAAAGGAGATAATTCCATATTGACGCTAATAGTGGGTAGAGGAGTTGCTGAAATGCCAGTGAATACTTGCTCGGTATGTAAAAAGATCTTGTCAAAATATTTTCCAGCAGGTTTCGCTCCAGCAAAAACCTTAGAATCTCCTAGGTTTAGATCATCTTTTGTTAATTCTCCAATCTTAATCAAATTCTCTTCAACATCTGCAGAATCTGCTTTTATATTCACTTCCTCTATAATATTCTTCAAATCAGGCAATAAAGAATCTTTAATATCTTCTTTAGATAACCACTTAGAGCGATTTCCTATCAAAATCTTTCTAAGATTGAGGTGATTAAAATTTAGAGCCATTATTCAATAGTTGTAACTTCCTGAGTTTTAATTGGATATCTCTGTGATTCGATATTACCCAAAGCTTCGGCTACAGCCATAGCTACAATTTCTTTATGGGTATGCTCAGGCAGATCGCAGTCTATGTCAGTGGTAGGAAGAGCATAGGCTGTTCCATATTGCACGACTGCAGGTTTTTTAATATATCTTAGATAATAAGCAGCCAAGGTAATTCCTGTGCCTGTTATTAATTCCGGGGATCCTCCTATACCAAGACGAATAACTTTATTCTCGTTGGGCTTATGGAAAGGATCTCTTATAATCTTGTTATAACGTTCATGCGTTACATACATCACTGGAACTCTTGTAGTAATACTTTGAGAATTACAGTCCAAATAAGTAATATCAGCTTCTTCCTGAATAGTATGCCAATAGTCTGTAGGAAAGGTCACTACTTGTCCATTGGGTTTAACAAGAGGAGAGGAAGAAAACGCAGAGAAGTTTTGTTGATTCACTAATGTAATTAGATCGTCATACCTCTTCTGCGTTTCCTCAAATCCTTCTCTTTTGGGATTGGTGCCATACATACGCTGGGAGATAAATTTCTCAATAGAATTATTGAGAAAAATATCCCTTTCTTCCGGCTCAAAGTTCGGACTGTTCAGAGTCGTAGCTTTGTCTATGCCAACAAGAAATTCAGTATGCATGACACTTATTACCATTACTTAGTTGCTTGTAATTGTCCCTTTAGTGATACCAGAGTATCCTGATTTTCCGGTTTTTGCAGAAAATCAATAGCTTGATCAAAGGAAAATCCAAGGACTTCACCTCCAATCAATGTGTACTTACCACCAGATTCCCTAACGATTCCTTTATCTACCAATTTCCTCAAGAAAATTTTATACTTATAATCTGAGGCTTTTACCAGATCCAGGAAAATTTGGGGATCAGTGTCTACAACTTTACCAACCTGGGCTTTAATAAAATCCAAAGAAACATTGGTTCCAGGATTTTTACCATAAGCTACAAGGAAGTCTTTAAGAGACTGTTCGGACATGTCCAAAAAGAGTTTAAAGGCTTCTGCTTTAGTATTTACTGCTTTGTTGGTTTCCCTTACTTGTTCTTCTTCTGAAGTCATAACATACCAGGCGAAAGGCCAGCTATGTTTTTCCTTTTCAGAATTAGCTACCCATTGATGTTCCAAAAGGACACGCCATTTCAGTTCATCCATGGCCCGATCTTTGGGATAAAGTGTCAGACCTTCTTTAGGAAATCTGATATTAAACTTATCCTGATCCCAGTAGTTAGAAGTTTTAGCAAGAGTTCCAGCAGTGAGTCCAATTGCTTTTTCAAGCCTGGCTTCATCTTCTGGAGTCAACCCTGTATTCATAATACCAGTATTTCTGTCCCGCTGTACAGACAGAACTGTAGCAGTGTTAGAAAGTTGGTACATTGCATCCAGAGCAGCATCTTCCCACCCAATTTTTTTGAATTGTTTAACCAGTACCTTTGTAGGTACTTCTAGTTTTACTTGTTCTTTAACCATTATTTATTCAAATATTTGGGGTTGGTTTAAAGTTTATTTTTAATTACACAGTAGAGCTATAGATCAGTTCAGCACAGCTCATAGGATTCTCAAGAATCACAGCTTGCTTACACTGAGCATGAATCTCGTAGCCATCTACAGGGCTTGCAGAACCAGTCTTAAAGGACGTGTGAGGTCCAAAAGGATTGCAAGAACCTGCTATGTGCCAGAGTTTCTCTTTTTCACCGCGAGGATAAACCCGACGCATGTTTTTCTTACCATTGGTAGTACCAAAGTTAAGAATGGTATAACGATAAGACTCAGATACACCTCCATCAGGATGCGGAATCCTGTTATGGATCCTGTCATCATATTCAGGGAGTTTCATCAGAGTAAAATCTACACCATTAGAGCCACGGAAGGTTACATACTGACCTCCAAAACCAAGCTGTTGGCCTGATCCAAAGATCCTTTTCTCATCACGTACATTGAAACGTGCAGAATAATCTTCCAGAGCTTTGTGGAATTGACGCATTCCATATTCACCAGTCAAGGCTACGAAGTGGCGCTTGTCTTCAGGCAGAATATTTACGGACAGTTGGATCAGAATATCTTCCAACCAGTCAATTTTGAAGTTGCTGTACTGAAACTTATAAGCAGGAGAGATTTGCTGACGCAGACCAGCACCTGTTTTAATTTCAAATCCAGAGTCTCCTTTCATGGAATAAGAACCAGTAGCATTCTTGTTAGATTGATCATACAGGAGAGAACGGTTCTTTTCTTTATACCACTGGGTCAAGAATTCCCATTCAGCATATTGAGTCCATACTTTCGTAGATTTGTTGGATTGAGGATCCAGCATTTCAATTACGAGAGGACGATTCATCATATTACCAGGAATGGTATCTTTCTTACGCAGGGTCGTGAAAGAATTCCTCATTTTGAAGGGAGAGGAATAATGCGTTTCACCACCAGTCTTAGAAAGAGTCTTCTCTTGAATGCTATACTCCTTGGAGAAGAAGCTATTAGAGGTCAAGAGGGAAGGAGGCATAAAGAGAGCAGGGTCTCCGGTAATGAGTTGTACTTCATATACCCAGTCAGTGCCAGAAGCAAAGGGCTCAGTCATAACACGTACTTTAAAAGAACGCTCGTCTGCGATCAGTACATCTGATTTAGAGAAGTACTTTTCAGGAAAGGTGATCCTAAATACGGTTTGATTAATACCCGGAGTAGCATTGTTAGCAGCTGAGAAGGATACTACAGGGATAGATTTTTCATCGTCTCCTTTCAAGTACCACTCAAAGTCGCGGTCATCCGGAAACTCCTCTTCTGCTCCAAAAATGGACAGCAGAGAATCCAGATTCATGTGATCAAATTGAGCAAATACCCTTGACATAATAGAAGATGCCAGATAGGGATGCTCGTTAAAGATGGTTCCCAGGTGGTTATCCGTGGTAAGTCCAGTCCACTGCTTACCCTGATAGACCTGTAACGGGCTGATTGTTTGTGACATTAATTTAGTTTAGTTACTGTTAGTTAAAATTATTAAAGCTTCATCGCTTTTTTTATGATTGATGTGTCTACACCAGAAAAGGCTGAACGTTTAGGAACAGAATTTACAGTTCCTTCAATTCCCTGAACAGCCTGAGTAGTTGCCACTTTTTTGAGTTTAGAGAGATCTCCTTTAAGAGCATTGGCAACATAGGAAACCAGGATATAGTTTTCAGACTTTTCCAGAAACTCCATAACCTTGTTCTTTCCATTAGTAAACTTAGTAATACCTTCAAACACTGCCTTCCTATCAGCTTCAGTAACAGGAATACCTGCAATGAATTCTTTGGTGTTTTTAAGGGTAGTATTAAGCTTCTCTATTTGCTCTTTATATCGAACTTCCTGTTGTTTTCTTTCTGCCTGAGTCTGTGCAATAATATCTGCTTTATGTTGCTTCTGTATTGCTACAAGACGAGTAAGACCACGAGTTGCTTCCTTTTCAAGCAAGGCTGAATCTTCAAGTTCCTGAATCTTTTCAACGATTTCTTTGGGATCCCAACCCATTTCAGCATAAAAGTTATTAACCAGGGTCTTTTGCAGTTCCTTATTATCCTTGATCTTTTCAGGGTCAACCTGAGAATATTCGAAGATTTCCCGTTCTTTTTCCAGAAGAGCTCCGAGGGGAACACCGTCTTCATAGAGATTGACCAGGTTCTTAATTTCTTCAGGAAGTGAGTTTTTATACTCTTCTACTCCTTTAGAAATGGATTTAGACACTGCTTCAGAAATGAAGTCATCTTCATCCCTAAGTTCCTCATCTGCAAAGTCAATAACCCCTTTTTCTTTCAAAAATCCAGCTATGGCTTTTACAGGAGAATCTGCCTGGGCCACTTGTCCTGCAGGATCACCCTCCTCATCCCGTACTTCTATAGTATTACGCTTAAAAGGATCTATAGGATCTTTTTTAACGGTGGGATCTGCTGGATCAGCAGGTTTTGCCGGATCGGCAGAAACAGGAGGATCTTCAAGTACTGTGTCCCTAACAGGGAAAATACTGCCTGTTTTGGCAGAAGTTTGATTGGCCGGGTCAGTGTCTTTTTTAGGATTGGTTAGAGCAGTAATGTCTAACCCTTGGATGTCAATGATGTCCATTGCTATAAATATAATGTTTAAATTGGATTTGTCAAGCTTTTTTGAAAATAATTTCTCAATAATAGCCTTGAGGTAGGTTTTTGGTCTTTAAAGTTAAAATTTGTTTATTTTTTAGACGGCTTAGGTTTTGATTTAGCGATCTTTTCCTTAGATTTGATCTCTTTTTCTTTTAGTTCCCTCTTTAGGTTCATTTCCTGTTGTTTAAGTTCCTGGTTCTTCCGGTCTATACTGTCCTGATTGGCAGATTCCCTCTCTTTAAGGGAAAGTTCTCTTTCTTTCATGGCCAGTTTGGCAGCTTCAGTGATCTGCTTTGCTCCCTCCCCGGTGTCTTGTTCTAAACTGAGGGCCTGGATTTCAGCAACTCTGATCTTGGTTTGACGATCAGCTTCTTTATTGAAGTTATCATCAGCACGTTTAGCCTCTTCAAGCTCAATCCTGGCTTGTTCAATAGCTTGCTGCATTTCCTGCATTTTCTGTTCTGCAGTCTTCTTCTCAATAGAATGCTGACGAAGCTTAGGCATAAGTTCACCCATAGATTTGGTATGAAACACCTGAGCAATCTCATAGACATCAGCTTTGTCATTTTGAATCATAGCTTCTGCCATTTGCTTAAGAGCATTCAGTTCTTGTTGGTCCTGAACAGAATCAGAAACAAAGATATTGTATTCAGTTTCACAGAACTCATTATCTACATCAAAAGAAGCTATTCCCAGATCATTTGTAATATATTGAAGTTTCTGCGGGTTATCTCTGTATGTCTGCCTTGCTACGTGAAGCAGTGTTTCAAGAACCCGTTGTTTTGTGGAGTTATGCAGTTCAAACCATTTTTCTGTAATGGTATAGGATTGACTTACAGAGGTCTGAACGTTTCCTACTCCTTCTGAAGCTTTGATTTCTCCCTTTCGTGGTTTAGTCACACCAGCAAGTTCATGTACTTTATTTTCTATATATTCTAAAATGCTGATATGGTGCTGTATGGAATTCCCTGTTTCCAGGTCCAGAGCTTTATTCTGAGTAGAGATATTTCCAGCAAGTTTTCCTTTGGATTGTCCTTTCTGTCCCTCATTGAAAGAGTTAACAAATCCAAATTTCATAATAGATGCATAATACATCCATTTCTCTGGCTCCCAACCATCTGGTATAAGAGATGTGTCTATAAGAGCAATTTTGCCTTGGTTGGCTGCCATAAGAAGTTCAGTTCTGTACCATACTGTTATATAGAGATAAATCCAGGGGACCAGCCGATCCATAAGAGAAACTGAAGTAGCGTTGTTGGCGTTATATATAGTTCCTACAAAACCAGACTTACACTCAGAGATATTACTCATCTTTCTGAACTGCTGTTTCCTTGGACCCATATTAATATAAATATTGTTCTTGATCCTGGTACCTTCCCAATATTCATTAATCCAGAACCACTCTATTGTTTCATTGGGATTATTCTTATCAGGTTTATAGGTTTCATCCACAAAGGTTTTTTGAAACTCTCCGGATTCATCCATATAAGTAAGTTTACCAATCTTTTTACGGGATTTCCATACTACCTTTGATACCCGTATATTACCAAACTCATCTACATAGGTAGTGAATCCACGATAGCTGTCACTCTCTACTCCTATTACATCTTTAGGAGGAAATAAAGAGAAGGAAGAATCCAGAGCAATTCTATTATCCATCCATGTCTCTATTTCATCAATTTCTTCCGGACTGAGAAGTTCATAGTAGTCATCTATGATCTTTCCGGGAGCCATATAAGTATCATGTATAAGGATCTCTGCATCATCAACAAAATCAGAATCTTTAGACAAGACACAGTAAAAATGCAATGGGTTTATTCGTCTTGCTGAGGGCTCATTAGAAATCTCTGTGATCTCATAGAGTTCTTCTCCGGCAATAAGAACATCCTCCCATGCTTTGTAGAAGTGGTAATCAAGTTTAAGATTCTTATACAAGTAATTCAAGAGGTGCTGTCCTGTCTGAGACTGTATATCTTTATAATTATAGGTATAATGATCTTCAGCTTTTTTGATGGCTTCTTCAGGATTTTCCGGATTTTCTGAAGTCAGGTATTCAGTAAGAATTCCCATAATAGCTGCTTTCTTTTTCTCTTCCCGTACTGTAGTAACTTCAGGATTAGAGGCTAGTACAGTGAACTGAGTTCCTCTTTTAGCTTCTTCGCCAATCAAGAGATTAAAGATAGGACTGGCTATGTCCCTGTATTGAATCTTCGCAGGAAAGGTAAATCCCTGCATAGAGATTGGACTAAGCTCATAGCCCATATCTTCCTTATCAAATTTTCCGTTGTAAAGATTATAGTTCCGTTCTTTCTTTGTAAAATGAGATCTACGGGACATATTATCAGTACTTCTGGACATACGAATCCCAGAATCAATACATTGTTTAGCCCAGGCAAAGTCATTCTTAACTTTTTCATTGTAAGACTTTTTCTGGACTGGGAAGTAGTTCCCTATTTTATCATAGGAATAACTTCCGGGAAAGTTCTTGTTGTCGATCATTAAAATTGGAGATATTTAGGTTTTTGAAATTGCGGGAGTTTAAAGAAGGTACTATCAGTAAAAGTATAGGTTTCTTTATGGGGGTCTGCAGATATTTTTCTAAGCATCATTATGTGATACATAAGAATCATAAGAGCAGATACACGGTCAAAGTTATTGTCGGGATTATAAGCAATCAATTCTTTTATCATAGGCTGAGATCTTAGTTTATGCATATTCAGGATATTCATATCCAGGTCATCTACAGGTTCTATAAGCCAGGTTTTAATAAGATTCTCTCCGTAGGCTTTTAGTTCCTTAGTCATATGGATTCCTTTCTTCCTTGTTACATGAGAGTCTTTTATAACATCCCGTATCAGCTCTGTAGGTTCATCAGCGAGCAAGTACAGGCAGTTCTTAAATTCAAAGTAGTCGAACATACCCTTTACTTCGTTCTCATACAAACAAGGAGCATTATAATATACAAGAAGTCTCCGAACCACTTCGTAGTAGTCTTTAGCTGTTTCTGGCCTTGCTGTGTATTCGGCCACAATTCTTTTGGTCAGACGATTATAGACTATAGTACTTCCTACAGAAGGAGAATCCGATGCTTCATCTTGTCTATAAGGGTCTGTTGCAGCAATATACATATTATCGGGAACCTGGTCTTCTATTTCAAAAGGAGGTTCATATAGTATAACACAGCCTGTAGTATCCTGACCTCTTTTAAGCGGGAAGTTCAGCAATGGAGTTAAGGTAGTATTGGGTTTCCATGCTACATAGGGATGCTGTTCTGAAAGTACTAATTCACCAAGCCAATAATTCTTATCATCATTTTCAGTCTCTAATTTGGCGAGCTGTCTCTGAAGGTCTGCACCAGGGAATATATTACCTTTGATGCGCAGGAAGGTTTCTTTCGGACAGAAAGGATATTCCACAATATGCCTGTCTAAAAGCTTCTTATCCTTGGCCTTTTTCTGCAGATCATCTCTTTTAGCCTGCTCGTAATCTTTGGCTTCTTTTTCTATGGAGTTTCCATGCTTGTCTATAAAGCCTGGTTTATTTCTGTAATCAGGTACATAAAATCCACAAGAAGTTCGGGCATTTTCATCCCATTGATTTTCAAAGGCAATCAGATTATAAGAATCTGGATTATAAAACATATCTTCGAAATCAACCCAGTTTACTTCTCCTTCACCACCCGTACCAAATATAACTATTTGACCTGTAGTGGTAACACCATCCTCTACGGTAGGCTTAAGAGAAGCATAGGAGGCCTTTAAGTTAGGAAACTTACCTGCCTCTTCTAATAGGATCAAACTGGCATCTTTGCCACGACCCGCGTCAGGATTATCTTTAAAGGAGATAGCTATTACTTCAGATTTATATCCCTTTTCCAGAATAGCTCCATCATGAGTCGTATATTTGTAAGAAGCTCTTAAATGCTCTTGTTTATTAACTACGTCCCGTTTCTTTGTCCATCCTGTGGCTTCGTTAATAAAGTTAATATAGTCCAGGACCATTCCCATAGTTCCTTTAGGATAAAGATACTTCTTATCAAAAGCACAAATCAGAGACAAAGAGTTTCTTTCAGTATTATATTTATTGGCTACTATAGCTCCGTTCTTATAGGAGTATCCTTTACGTCGTGCCTTGGCTATGATTATATGCTTACCACCAGAAAGGCTGTCTGGTTTAATCTGAATACTTAGATTCAGTTTTTTGTACTCTTCCGGTGATATACCATTTCTGGCAATTTCTTTGACCCAAAAATAATCATAATCACCATCCCAAAAATCAGGGAAAGTAATTATCTTTCTACCAGCCTTCTTTTTATTGACGACTTCATGATCTTGTTGGGTGAGTTTAATTCTACAAAAGTTAAGGTAGAAGTAATGATCCCCTGTAATCTTGGTCCCTCCTACGGAATATCCATTAATACAACGATTCAGCTGTTCTTGCCAATAGGCTATCCATCCCGGAGACTCATCAGGGTCATCACAGTATCTCCCTGTGGCTATGAATCTCTCAGCCTCTCTGCTGAATTCTTTTGTATTAATAAACATTTAAACGTTTCCGCTGTGAATTCTAGGACCAATAGTAGTAGAAGTAATTGTCGGTCTAATACCAGAAGTGCCTGAAACTGTGTATCCTCCTTGATAATAAGGTGCTGTTATAGTATTTGGCCAATTCCATGTGCCACTACTAGTGGGTTCCTGTATATAATGTTTATGAAATGTATACTTATCCCAATCTGGGTCTACTTCCTTCATATATTGAACAAGCCTATAAATATCCTTTTTAGTCGGGTTATCTAAAGTAATTGTTTTTTGTATGGTATTTATTTCTACTCTCATTAATCTTCAAATATATTAATCTTACGGTTTGCTTTTGATTTTCCTTCTATGCTGATCTCTCTCTTTACTTTAGTTTCCAGCCTGTCTAAAGATTCGATAAGTTTACCAATGCTTTCCAGATTTTTAACATAGTTTCTGGATCTTGGTCCTTCTTTATCAAAGAACTCTGAAAGCTTTTGTATAGCCCCACGGGCAGATTTAAGAAGTTTCATAGACAGAGTTTCCTGTAATTCATTGTATTTTAAACAGGCTCTTTTCATGTCAGCAGTGACTTCTTTTATTCCCAGATCTTTTATAATCTTTTGTTCCCTGACTTCTTCAGGGTAGGACTGGTAAGTAGACTGATAGTCTTCCATAAAGTAGACATATCCTAATTCTTCTATACTTAAGGAAGAGAACTCCCTGATCAATCTTGCTTCAGGGAGTATCTCAACCTTGTGATTAACTAAACTAAATAGCTTCATATTAATTATTAATAATATCCTGAGCGAATTGTCTTTGTTCTGCTATTTCTGATTGAAGCATAAGCTTGAGTTTTTCCGGATTATGCCCGTTCTCTTCAAACTTTTTGTACTCATCATCAAGCTTACAGAATGCTACCAGATTTCCCAGTGTCATATTCTCACTCTTGATATTGGCATTTTTCAGAACATCAAATAGATTTGCTTCTTGTGCAGGTGTAAATATTCCCATTAATCTCAATTCTTGAATTGTTTTTTCAATTTTAAATTTATGCATGAATTTTAATTCTTCATGAAATACCCAGTTCTTTCCTGTTTTATGGATTTGCATTATTTTAAAATAGGCTTGGATTCTCTTTGTTCTTTAACAAAGGATTCCTGTACAGTGCCCAGTACTTCATATTCGTGCAATTGCACGTGCTGAGTATCATCATCCTTTGTATGAATCAGGGGAATTCCCATGGGCCTTGCATTGGGGCCTACAAGCACATAATCTCCAATCTTAACATGTTTTGTTTCCGGACCTATGGCAATTACTTTCCAGGCCATTTGTTTGGAATACTCCTCTTTGGTCTGGTCGGCCAAAAGCACCCCTCCTTTAGATTGTTTCGGTACATCAAATTCAACTACAATAAAATCTCTGATGGGGGTGTAAATTTTGCTTAATTCTAATTTCATTAACTTAGTATTGATTTAGGTTCGTATATATAATTTTTCTCAAGTTCTTTAATTTTCTTTTCAAATTGAGGAAGTTTCTCTTTTAATTCTTCCAACGAATTCGCCTGCATTGAGTACCTTACGTAATCAAATGAATTGGGATCCGCACTATTATGGTAATGAAGTACTATCGTCATTAGGAGTTGGATTAGGTGGATTAGGTGGATTAATTGGCTTGTTCTTTTCCTGCATTTCTTTATAAGCCTTTACTGCTGCAGCAAACTTCTCCTTGTTGTAAGTATAAGGGCCTATTTTATGCCAGGTATCTTTCTCTTTGTCATAGTGTACATCTGTAGAAACCCAGATCTGTCTTCCTTTCTTTTTTTGCTTCAGAAACAACTTGTTAACTTTTTGCCTTACTTTGTAATCTTCATAGGTCTCATTTTCAAGTCTCTCAGGTTTTAGAAATGTGGCTGTGTCGTACTTAAGCTTTTCTTGGGGTTTGGCCTTTGTTAAATCCAATGGTTGTTCTATTTGCATTGTGTTCGTGTTGTATTTTGTCCAGTTCTTCGTATGGATGATTAACTACTATAAATCCTATATCCCGGACGTATATTTTACAAAAATTTTTGAGAACGTTTCCTTTTTCATTTACTATGGTGCCTATCAGTCTTATATCGTCTATAAAAGGTTTGATTTTAGTTACTACATTTCTTTTGATCAGCTTCTTGTCCAGAATTGCAGGATTCTTCTTGTTTGGAGTTTCTTTGTAGATGTCCTCCTTCATTTTTAGTTCTATTCTTTTCATCTAGTCTCTTCTTTTGAAAAGGTTTAACTGCGAAGGCTCCCCAATATGGTATTCTGACTCCCTTTCCTTCACCTTCCTGCATTTTAGTTACTACCCATCCGTATGTATATTGCAGCACATCACTTATTTGTCTTTCCGGTAGATTTTCTTCTTTTGCTATTTCCCGTATTAATCTATCCATAATCTTTGCGGCTTCACGCATACGTTGTGACCTTTTACCCATTACTTTCAATTATGTATTGAATTTTAAGGGGTTCTTTTTGTGATAATAGATCGGTTATAAATTGAGGCAATTCTCCTTTGTCATTGATAACTCTTTTTTTCTTTAAATGGCTCAGGTGATTGTTAAAGGAGGCTTCAGACATTTTTATGTAGTCTCGCATTATCTTACGGCCTGCTCCACCATGCATCCTGGTATAGATCTCAGTAAAGGGTACTTCTCCCTTCATTGAGGCAGCGTAAAGGCTGAAATAGGTCTTAGTCATAATATTCAAGACTTCTATTTCTCGCGGCTTTAATTTTAACAGGGGGTTGAGACACATTATATACGCTTTATATAGGTCCTGTTTTTTTGGATTAACAGGTATTACCATTTACTTAAGGGACAATTAGAACTTGACTTAACTTTGGCAGTTAGAGTACAAGAGCAGATTTTACATGTGTTGTTTTCTCTTTGCGGGCACAGGCTGCAGATCTGTAATTTCCTCTCACTCTCTTTTTTTAAGGCTTCGGGCAGTATACCCAGCTTGTCTTTAAAGAGATTAAACCAGCCTTCAGCTATGTGTTTGGGATTCATCATTTGGTCCATTATTGCATGTTACCTATAGATAAGATTTGGCCTATTTTCTTCTTTCTCTGAATTTCAGCTAATTTCTTATAGTGCTCTAATTCATCATCTTCATCAAAGATAATCCTGGTGTCTTTCAAACCACAGACATTCATGGGTATGTAAAGACCCTCTTCGGTAAGATTTCCCAGGCTTACTAACTCTGCCCAGGACTGGACTCTGATTATTTTCTTAGATTTAGCCATAACTTAAATATAGGGTTTAAATTAAAATAAGCAAATTATTTTCATAATTTTTTACGTTATTTTGATTCTGATTTAAAAATGCATAGATTAGATATCAAAGTTAGATTATAATCTAATAGGTTATGTACTTTTCTTTGATGATTCCAAAAGCAAATAATCTGATTTTTTGGTCTGTCGAGGCAAGCATTTTATTTAGTTTCTGGAGCTCTTCAGGCTTCTCAACCGGATCATTCCATTGGATTGTATTATGGGATTTAAGCTGTTCTTCAACATCAGATAAATTCGGTAAGATCAGGGTCAGAGTTATTTTCTCTGAATCTGGATGGAGGTTTTCAAAAGTTCTTGTCCAGGTTGGATAGAGTTCTTGCATTTTTAGTTTAATTTTATAGATTGTTGTACTGTCTCTCTAAGATGCAAATTTAATGGAAATAGTCTGTCATGACACTATGTCCGGAAAATATTTTTATTTTAAAATTAATTAAATTTTGCATATGCCTTTTTATTAATAGCCTTAAGGGCATTTTCCGGAGGTTTATTTGTAAAATCTTTGATTTAAGAGAGGCTGGTTCCGGGGTAAGTGGTACCCCTTAGAGGGGAGAGATCGTTGATCCTGGCGCTTGTAATAGCTTTTTAGGGGTATTAGAATTTTAAGCTGATCCTGGCCTGTGGATAGCTAAAAAAAATTTTTATTAAATTTTTGAAATTTTGAAATTTTGTTATATTTTGTGAGTGTAGGGTCCACCTCACCTATGAACCCCCGCGAAATTTTGGGGGATCTAACTACCCCCACCCCAAACCTGACGGGGAAAGTTCAGGCCTAAAACGAAAAGTCATGACACTACAAGAGTTCAAAGAACAGCACGGTATCAAAACCGTAAGTTTTCAGCGGTTTAACGAAGGAAAGCGTATGGTAGCCAATTGCTTGACCCGGTCAGGTGACGGCATCACGCTGTTTCTGTCCAGCAGAGCAGACGTTAGTAAGCCGTTGGCGGTGTTCAAGGGAGCACACAATGCTTTGTGGGTAGGTAACCAAGCGCAAGCTTTGGAAACCATCCAACTGTAACCGACAGTATCGGTAGAGAACAGGGGGACGGCAAACCCCTGTTTTTACAGAAATTTGAATTGAATTTAGAATTCGGTGTTATTTGAGTATTTATAGGATTTTTCCCAGGTCTAGTACTAGATAAGTTACTAAATCTTGGAAATAAGCTAATACTCTAATTAATACATCACTGTTACTAGTACTGTAAGTGTATTAGATATATATATATAATATATTACTAATACAATTACTGTATTAAGTACTACATTGAGTCAATTTAGTGCATTTTTAGAGAGATTTAAAGGGTATTTAA